TTCGTAAGGTGACATCTGCAGCTGTGAGCCAGGGTAGTTGATGGTCCATCCTGCCTGCGACTCGATGGCCTTGCGGTACATGGCCTTGATTTTCTTCGACGTGGACTTCACCTGCGAGAGGATGATGGAGTTCCAGCCATCGTGCCGGAAGTCCTGAATCCACTTGATATATAGCTGTGTGAGAGTGGAGCCTCCCCACTGACGTGCCTTGAGGATGATGGCACGGATAGGCTCTCCCTTTGTGCGCATGCCCTCATAGAGCGCGAGTAGCCTTCGCTGCGGATAGTTGAGTCGGAAGGGAATCATCTCGCCCGACACCTTATCCTCAATCTTATCCGTGACAAACATGGCAAATTCCGGGTCTTCGCGGAAGCGCACCTTGCAGAGTTCGAGCTGTGCGAGCTGTAGGTGTTTCTCGGTAGGTTCCTTCCCCCAGGACTCTGTGACGAAGCGTTCGATGGTTCCTGCTGCGATGATGTTTTGCACGAGTAGGTTCTGCATGCACGCCTTTGGCAGCCACATCTTCGGGATGATGAAGTCAGGTATTTCGACAAGGACACGATGCTCGAAGTCGTAGCAATGATAGCCTGTGTATGGGTCGTAGGAAGGGTCGAAGATTTCGGCATATCGGCGGTGGTTCTCTTCGACGAGGGCGGTTATGTCGTCTTTTTTCATTGGGAGTTATGTGAGTTATGGGAATGATGAGCGTCGCGACTCGGTCGCGACATACGGGACATGACGGTGCCGACGGTATAGCCGAGGAGGAGGGTGTAGAGATGGAAGGTGAGGGCTACGTGCGGGAAGAGTCCGTAGAGGACGGTGGGTAGGAGGCAGTAACGGCACATGCGCCGAAACTGGTGCGCCCTACCCCACGCGATGCCTACGGCAGCGAAGAGGACTCCCGAGAAGCCAAGAATAGGCTCCGTCCCCCATGGAGACCATTGTGGCAAGTATGAACACACAAAAGAAATTGCCAAGGTAATGGGGAGACGGAGCCTTATTTTAAGTAGGAATAAGCATAGGACGTTGGCCGCGAGATGGAAGATGTTGGCGTGGAAAAGGAAGAGGAAGCCTACCCCCAACCCCTCCCTGAAGGGAGGGAAGCTGTGCTGGAAGATGAAAGAGATGATAAGGATAATCCCCACGAGCACTCTTTCTGACAAGAAAGGATGTTTGAGGTTGCGATAATATCGCAACATACGGGACGTGATGTTGTGGTGTTGTGTGTTCATATTTCTGTTGTTTTTGTTGCGACGAGGTCGCAACATACGGGACGAGTTAGAAGGGTTGGAGAGGCTTTCGGACAGAGCCAGGGATGACGGTGTTGGCATACTGTCGTATTTTCAGGAGCGCCTCATCCATGGCCTCGCGCTTAGACACGGTAACGGGGTCGTTGATGGATAAGTTCAGCGAGAAGTAGTCGTAGAGCGTGCCATTGACGATGTAATCGTGAACGGCATTGACGAGCATGGGATAAACCGACTCATTCCAGTAGTCGGGCATCTGCAGTTCGATGTCGCGTTCCTTCCACATCTTGATGTCGTTCATGGAGCCTACGGACTTCGCATTGCGTGCATAGGGCGCGAGCGCTGTCCGCACATAGTCCGTGTACTTATCAATCCACCGATGCAGGAGAGGCCTGAGTCTGTCGGCCTCATCCGTGGCGGTGACATTGTTATCGACCTTTGTGGCTGCATCGCGGCGTGCCCTTGTGACGATGAGCGTCTCTGCGTCGATGTCGTAGAGAATCTGGTCTTTGAGAAGATAGATATGCTTCTCGACAGTAGTCTCCGGCTTTCCGCTATCGCTGATGCTGATGGGTGTGTAGCCACGGCCGTTGTAAAATTCTTTCATGATGTCCATATTGGGCTGCCTTGCGGCGTTTAATGTTTAAAGTTTAAAGTTCAAGGTTGCGACGTGGTCGCAACATACGGAACTTAGTTGGGGTCGTCGACGTAGATGATGCCGTCGAGGGTATCGTCTCCACTGTCGTCACCGCCGCTGTCATGGAGCGTGACCGTTACATTTACTGTTGCTTTGATTTCCTCTTTGTGTTTTGAGTAGATGGTAATCACCGCTGTGCCAGCAAGATGGGAGTAGATAGAGAATATCTTTGCACCTGTGCGCTCCACGGTGGCAATGGACGTATCGGAAGACTTCGCCTGCACATCGTCGATAGCGTCATCGCCGATGGTATAGGTGACTTTCTTACGGTGGTTGGGCTCCGCGTTCCACTCAGTAACATCGAGCGTGATTTTATAGGGGTATGGTATGGGCGGCAGATTTGGCGGCAGCTTGTTGAAGCAGCGCTGAATGGCTTGCTTCGTTGTCTCCAGCGAGAGGCGGTAGACCTGTGCTTGGTTAGGATCGACGGTGAGGAACCATGAGATAATCATGTTATCCTCGATGAAGCGTGAACAGAGACGTGCCAGTGAGTCTGTGTAAGACTTATTGAACCGGTCAGAAACGATGAGTGAGATGTCAAGTGTCTCTGCAGCCTCGTCGATGGTGGACTCAATGTTATTGTCGGCATTGGCATAGCCGATGATGTCAAGGTAGTCGGAGAGATACGTCTTCAGTTCTTCCGTTGCCGTGTAGAGCGTGCGTTTCAGTTTGCGCTCATGGACAGTCTCGTCGCCAGCCTGCGACTGATAGACCATGGCATTGGTCTTATCGTCGGCTGCCTTTACGACAGCGCCTCGGATGTATGTCTCTGCCTTCACCGCTTCGATGATGAGAGACGTGATGATGTGTAGTCTTACGAGTTGCATGTGATTTATTGATTTGTTTTGTTGTGGTTGCAACGAGGTCGCAACATACGGAACTAAGATATGTCAGTGGAGTTGCCGGTGACACTGTCGAAGGGGACGTCAGTTGTGACTCCATCGCTTGTTGTGGTGGGCACCGTCGGCGACGTCTTGGTGAGACACTTGCGGATGGATGAAAGGCTGTCGTTGGCATACACCTGATAGACATTTGCGAGGTCGGGTTTCGTCGCCATCCACCACATTGCAATCATCTTATTGATGAGATATTCCTGCGCGAGTTGGCTCAACGGCTTGATGAGTCCCTCGTTGAATCTTGAGGACGTGTAGAAGAAGATGGTGAAATCGTCGGCTGTGTCAGAGAGCGTGTTATCGATGGAATATGCGCCGTCGTCGGCCCCTTTTGACGTATCGACAAAATCTGCCAATTCCACTTCGAAGCGTCCCACGGCGCCATAGAGTGTTCGTGCAAGTTTCCGCTCATGGTAAGTGTCATCGCCTGCCTGTTCGGTGAACGCTCTTGCATTGTTTGCCCCGTCGATGGTTCGCTCCATTTGCCCCGTGAGATATGTGTCAGTCTTCACGGCTTCGAAGATAAGTCCCTTTTTGAGATTCAGGGTGATTAGTTTTCTTGTTCCCATATCATTTATTGTTTTAATTATTCTTCGTCGATAAAATCGCCTGTCGTGGATTCATAGTAGCTTCCGTGAGCAAGACGTGGCCGTTTGTTGTAGCATACCGATAAAATGGAGGCCATGATGTTGAGCGCACGTTCCTTAAAGAATTGTGCGTGTTGCGGAAAATACAATGAGAGGTAGTCGGAGATAACGACCGACGAGCAATAGTCGGCGACCATTCCTGCAAATGCCGTGTTCGTGCTATCCTCATTGGTGCGGTTCCAGCGCAGGAACGCTACTTTGCATGAGATGCCATCTTCGTCTTCTGCCAGGTCGAAGACACATGGTGCGATTTTTTCCAAGACATCATGTGTGGCCTTTTTCGCAAATTCCACGAGAAGAGGTTCTTCTGCTGTTCCCACTTGTACTCTCGTGAACTGCGAATCGCCGCTTTCTGTGAGTGTGCGCTTTCCGAGCACGGAGAGCAGCTGCATAGCTTTGCTCTTTACATCTTCGTAGGCAATTATGAGATCAACGATAGTGTTCATATTTTATGGTTCAAAGTTCAATGTTCAAAGTTCAAGAGTCGCGACGAGGTCGCAACATACGAAACATTTATGAAGGCTGCACGTTCGGGTTGTGTAGGAGCTGCTGCGCCTGCTGCACTCGCTGCTGGTCGGCCTGCTGGCCTTGCTGTGCGAGCTGCTGCTGTTCTGCCATCATTTGCTGGAGAGCCTGTTGTTGCGCCTCTTCAGACTCCAGTTGTTGCAGGAGCTTGTCGGCGAACGGCAGGTTGCAGTTCTGGAGGAACTGCCGTGGTGACACCACCTGCATCTGCAGCAGTTGCAGCAGCATGTCGTTGACCTGCGACTGGTAGGCTGCTGTTGCTGCTGACTCCTTGATAGAGATTTTGAACTTCACGTCCTGCGCCGACATGCGGTCGTACTGCATGAGGTCGGTGAAGTCCTTGTTGAAGATGAGCCGTCCGTCGTCGTAGTACTGCTTGATGACCTCACACTTCTTATCAGCAATCTGCTCGGTGAAGTTAGAAAAGTCGAAGAGTAGTCCGTAGAGCGACGTGGTGGCATTCTGTGTTTCCTGTGAGTAGCGTGCTGCCGACGTTCCTGCTGACGGAGTCTTACCCTGTAGGGCTCCCGAGACGTTTGAGATGTCGCGAATGAGCTGCATTTGAATGTTCAGCAGCTCAGGCGTGCCGATCTGCACGGCATTGGACGTGATGACCTCCGGGCGCAGGTTCGGGTTCTGTCTTGACGGCTGATAGAAGACCAATCCGTCGTAGGCCGTGAACTCCTCAGCGAAGTCGCGTGGCGACATACCTTCAGGAATGCACGATATGGGCACGATGGTCACGCCCTTTGCTGCAGAGCGCGCCGCCATGTCGTGCATGATGATGAGTCGGTTGATGTATCGTTGCTGGTCGACGATGTTCCCCATGTAGGGATGAATCTCGCCGTTGATGTACGGATAGAGCTTGATGGTGAACGGGTGCGAGTGGTGGTCGAAAGGTGTTTCGCCCTCGCAGAGCACTGTTCCGTCGGGTGCCATGAAGGTGTACATCCAATAGGTGTCCTGGATAAGCTCTGCTGTGATGTACGGCCTGTCTTCCTTCGGCACGCCGCTCTCGTCGTAGAGCTTTTTGCGTTCTCGGTTGATGCTGAGAATGTCGCCGATGTCCTTTTTCTCGCAGCGGAAGTATTTCTCTTCCATGTTGACGGCCAGCGGGTCGAAGCACTGATAGCGCTCCTTGGACTCCTTGTGCCACACCTCGATGACACGCAGCTTACGCGGGTCGCCCGTGTCGAAGAACGACACGTTCTCCAGTCTGTGCTGCTCGTTCTGCTCCAGAGCCTGCGAGAGGTCGTCGTACTCATATTCGCCATCATAGGTGTGTCCGATGTGGAAGATGCGCTGCAGGTCGGCTTTGGTAAGTGAGAACTCAGCGCGCGCGAACTGCTTGTATAGTTCTTCCGGCGTGACATCGTTGAGCACCCCGATGAGCGACATATCCGTGAAGCGCACGTCGTGGTTAGCCTCCCAGAAGGCATAGTACGGATTGATGACATCCGTCCATGCGTCGGGCAGTCCTTCCCTGTCCTCGTAGGACTCTCGGGTGAGGGCGATTCCCCGGACGCAGTAATCTTCGAAGGCATGCTTGAGGACATCCTGCATGCGTGTCTCCTGCCAGTTGCACTGCATGGTTGCCGACATCATGTCGGAGAGCCACTGTGCATCATGGACACGCGCGAAGCATACGGGTTCCGTTCCCTGCTTGGCATAGAGTCCGACGATGGAGTTGAGAATGGACGACATGATATTGTTGACGAGTGGCACTGTGGAGTGCTCCTGCAGGTACCTCCGTTCGGAGATGAGTCCACCTTTGTACTCGATGATGTCGCCCCACTGGTCGCCGTAGCAGTAGTTCATGACGCGTTCCCCCGTCTCTCGTACCGGTCGGAGGTTTTCCCATGCCTGATTGCATCGTGCCAGGAGGTCGTGGCGCTGCTGATGTTTCAGAGTTGTCGCTTTGCTGCTGCGCTTTACCGTAGTCCCCTCTGGCATGATGTCGCCCAAGGTATATAGTTTCTTTCGTCTCATGACGGCAAAGATAGCTTGTTTTTGTGGCTGTTTTTCCGTATTACGGCAGCCCTCTATCTTAGATAGAGCCTCCTGCCGTAATACGGAAAAAGGTGTATTTTGAAAGGTTATCTTTGCGAGAGATTTTTGTCGCGACGAGGTCGCAACATACGGAACAAACGAGCAAAGATATGGAGAGTGGAATCAAGCAAAACGCAGTGAGCTTCAGCGCCGGCATGTCGAATGTGCCGAGCAACGTGCTGTGTGGTGACGATGCCTGCAGCGAGGTGGTAGGCCTGACGAGTGAGAACGGCGAGATGAAGCCTTTGCAGAAGGCCGTCAAGGTGAAGGATGCCCCTGCTGCTGGTGACAGGCTGATGTATGTTCATCAGTTGCAGGTGGGGAAGGTGGAGATATACATGACTCCCAGCGTGATTCCTTCTCACGGTCACTATTACATAGCTGTTAAGTATCGCCTTTCGAGTAGTGATACCGTGAACACCATTAACATTATAACAGAGCAGGACATCGACTTGGATTCCATCAGCTTTACTTCTGTTGGCAATACTTTGATACTTAAATCGAATTTAGGTATTGAGTATTTTCTTTGGACTGGAACAGGATATAAGAACTTAGGCAGCAAGATTCCTGAACTGGACGTGAAGTTTTGGTTGAGCGGAGGGTTCGACATTCAGAATGAAGACTTGATTCCTGACGGTACGCTGTATCAGCAATCTGGCGAGACACGATACAGGGTTGCGCTCGACAAAGATGAGGCGTGGAATAATGTTGTAATAGGTGCTTTTACGAAGCAGCTGAATGACATCAGAAAGCAAAAAGGATTCTATTTTCCATTCTTTGCGCTTGCTGCCCTTGAGCTATATGATGGCAGTTACTATATGGCAACAACCCCCGTAGTTTTATATCCGAACTTTCATACCCGCTATTGGGGTGCCATTAATAGCAGTCCTATGAGGCTGATTACCCGAATGAAGGGTCAGCACTTGTATTTCAAGCAGCAACAAGATTACACTGATTGGTCGGACATTGTGCGGAACGTCACTATCTTCGTCAGTGATGGCATATCGTTGTGCGATACGACTTCGGATGCCATTATCAATTACTTCGGAGAGTCTTTTCCTGCCGATGATGCTGTTATGAGCACAGGTTTCCTTGGTGAAAACGGCACGAAGACGGAGTTTAACCTTAACGAAAATAGCTCCGGTCGACTCTACAGTTTATACCAAATATTAACAAGAAATGAAGATGTGCACGTGATTGGCGAGATTGCAGAGACGACCGCCTTCTACCGCTTGTGCGACATTGGTCTTGACGCATTTGAAACTGGAACAAGTACAGAAAGCTACATTAAGCCACACATCATAGAGAACCTGACGACGCAGACGCGGCTGGATGTAGATGGCGGCGAGTATTTTGACCATACGATGAAGTTTGGTGAGAGTGTGTATGCGTATAATGGCCGGTTGCACCTGGCGAATATCAGGCGCGGCTTCTTCGGTGGTTTCAAGCAGTTCATCAGCAAGGACAACGCAGATACGCACACCGTGCGTGTAGCCATTGAGACCCATCAGGGTGTTAAGGTGGTGACGACGGACAATGTCATGGGCAGCGTAGGCCACTATTTCTACTACCCCGACCCTCGGGCGAAGTATGTGGAGATAGAC